GCCAACGGCAGCCTCAGCTGGATGGCAATATTCCACAAATACCCGTCGGACAGAAGCAATACGAAAGAAGCCGAAACTTTCAACTCCCACAAGAAAAACGACTATGCCAGCGAATGGAAAATGACGCAGGAAACCAAAAACGGCTACATCATCCTGCATCTCACCGTATCCCATCTAGACCAACATTACAACCCCAACAACAAAGACCAGCAGAACGGCATCCTCAATTGGGCGTCCGCAGGCATCGACCTCGTGAATCCCACTAAAATCAACAATAAGAATCTGGCCGACCAGTACGGAAGTGACCTGAACCTTCAACAGGATGTTTGGGATATGAACCTTCAAGCATCCAGTGTCAGTGGCATTAAAGCCAAATCGGCGCCGTCGGACTCTTCCAATCAGTCGATAATCTCAGATGATGAGACTGGGGTGAGTATTCCTCTTTACGTGTCCGGAATGAACTCCGAATATAATCAAGATATAGAGTATGGGTGCGCCGGATGGAAATGGCAGAGCAGTCAGACAGAGGACTCCTCCTGTATACTGTTCCAGCAAAAAGGTTCCAGTGTTAACGATGGTTCCGACATTGCCGTGCGCGGACAAAAAGTCATGCTGGCCTCCCACATAAGCTACTCTCAAAACAAAACCAATCTGCCCGTCATCAGAACCCGACTCATGAAAATCGATTCAACAGTGCTTGAACCCTATGAGAACGCTTCCACATGGAATTGGTCTGCTTTCGGTGACGGAAAGAACATCTTCTCCGAAAGCACCTTGGCTTATGGTGTCAAAAAAGACGGGAAAGCATGGTCTTCCGACACTGAACAAGCCAAAGCCGGAATCAGCGACCTGAACTATTACAATTCCATCAGCGAGGCAAAGAAACACGGCGAAATCGTAGCCATTCTCGCCACGTCATACAATGCCGCACCATATAACTCGACTTGGATGGAAGGCAACGAAGGTATTGGATGTGATTTTTTCGGACTGGACGTCCAAGTCAAAACCGGACGTGAAATCATCAACAAGACCGCCCAATATACTGTGCAAAGCCTCATGTGGACACGTAAAGACTTGGCCGCAAAAGCCGGTCTCGACGCCGACAACGCATCCAATAAGGATTGGGACAATTGGATTAGCAAAAACAAACTTGACCCGGCAGAACTCGTCAAACAAGTCGCTCCGACCGGACGAGTGGACAGTACCCCATACCAGAAGGCAAAATGGGATGACGTCCAAGGATATGTGGGCGGAGACACAGCCGACAAGCATTACGGTGACAGCCTCCACATCGTGGCGGAAATCGCCCAAGTCTCCAAAAGCACAGACCAAAGCGACGGGAACAAAGGCTCCAAACAAACCTACGACATCGACAACGGACAACGCTACGTGGACTGGAAACTGGATTTAAACATGGCATCCAACCCGTATGGGCGGAATACCGTCGATACCAAAACGGATATGACTGTCACCGACACACTCCCGTCAAAACTCCATTATCTTCCATCGACCGCATATTTGGGCGGAGACTACAAGGAGAACACTCCAAGTCAGGGAAACGTAGACAATGGCACGAGAATCGAACCGAACGCCACACTCAACGCAGACGGAACCACCACTCTTGTCTGGCATTTGGACAATATCGACACGTCCAAACAGTATACAATCCACTATTCGACCAGCATCGGTGACGCAACCGACCCGGACAATGATGTGGTTAACGCGGAACAGTTGACGAACAAGGTTTCCGTTTCCACTTATCGTTCTCCGGTCAGACCGAAAATGAATTTGACACATTCCGAGTACACCATCAAAATCAGTCGTTTGGAACTGACCACTTTGGCTATCAAGGCTGACCCGTTGGTGAATGAGGTCAACTCGGCATTGCATTGGAAGAGTATCAAAACCAACAATCTCGAAACACCGTTGTCCAATCCGATAGCCACGGCCATCATGCCGAACACCGCCAACACATTCAGCTCCTATCATGGCGACTGGGTTTTGACAGGCATCCACATTAGCCCCCGAAACGGCTCCCAACTTGGAGACGGGCATCTTGTCTACTCCACCGACAGCAAATACCTGACCGCAGACCCAAGCAACATCAAAACCACTGACGTAAAAGATTGGAAGACACTACCGTTCGACAGTACGACAGGCATAGCCGCCATCCCGCAAAACCTGCATCCAACAGCTTGGGCATGGGTGGGAGACAAACCACTGCCGGGAGGCTCAAGCCTCATATTCGACATCACCATCCAACCTTCCAACAACCGTCCCGCCGACCTGTACAGCATCCGTTGGGGAGACGGATACAACAAAACCGACGCCGACGCCACCGTAGTCCAACGAGTCGTTTCAGGCATCGTATGGTACGACAAGGACGGAAACGGCATCCGCGAGGATACCGACGCGCTCGCCTCCAACGTGACCGTCACTCTGACCGATTCCAACGGAACCCCCGTTTTGGGATACGATGGAAAACCATTGTCCGACACGACGGACAAAGACGGGACCTACCGTATCGTCGGCATTCCCGCCGGTAGCGGATATCAGGTTCGGTTCTCTCCCGGCAGAAGAGATTCTTGGCTGAAATTGAAGGTCACGGCCAAGAACGCCAAAGGCTCGACAAAAGCGACCAACAGTGCCGCAGACCCGATTTCGGATACTTCCGGCATGAAAGGCGCTTACATCAATCTGAACGACTTCCCATCACCCTCTCAGATGGCAAGCCCGGTATATGAGGATGTGTACGAGAATTGCGGCATCATCCGCGTTGTGATGCCGTACTTGGAAACTCCCATAGCATCCATGCCGTTTACGGGAGGCCGATTGTTGTTGGTTCTTGCCGCCATCTCCAGTCTGTCGCTTGTTGTCGGCCTCGTCTTGTTGAAGCCGCAAAAGACGGGTAGGAAGCATTAATCCTTCCCGATGGGAAGAGGGTTATCGGATTGCTTTCGACATCTAAAGCCGGAGGCAATCCGTTTTTTCGCACATCGACCGGCTTGGAGGAGGCTAATCCGAGGCTGGATTTCTCGGCATGTCTACAACCACGGCGCACCCGTCCGACTGCATGAACCCGTACACGCGGTCTTCCGTCCACAGGTGGAGCTGTTCGGAATGGAATGCCACGTTCGGGTCGTCGAACCGGCATTTCCACTGTTCCACTGTTCCAGTCACTTGGACGATGTCTTTTGGCTTGTTGCCGTTGCCTCGCAGTGCCGCTTTCATGTCACTGGCAAGAGTGCATTCCGTACCGTAGCGGATTGTTTTCACCACATCCTCGTTGCGTGGGTTCGGTTCCAGCTCGTCTTCGGCGGGAATGTATGCGACGTAGAGGAGGAAATTACCGTCATCGTCCTGACGGATTTCAGTCGAGAAAACGCCCTCCGGATATTCGTCCGAATCGACCAGTGAGCGGACGCGGAACGAGGAGTATTGATGATTGCCGTTCTGCGTGTCGATACGACGCATGATGTTGCGGATTGTCCGTTGATTATCGGATTTGGTGATGAGCGTGTATTTGCGGGGATTGCGTTGGCAGGTTTCTGACTGAGTCCAATATTTCACCGCATATTTTGGTCTTCGGATTTCCCTATGGCCGGGCAGATGTTCCAAATCATATACGGGGTGTGTTTCAATATCGGCCATGTTCGCTCCTTCGTTGGATGATTGCATTGAGTTTGCAACCGATTTTGTTCAAGGTTGTTTAGTTTTATGTTAGAGGTTGAGAACGGGGTTGTCGCGAGGTTTGCGGGAAGTTGGTAAAAAGTTCCGAAAAAGAATGGGGGCGGTTGGACACTGAAAAGTGCCTAGCCGCCCCCATTCTCCTAGAGAGTGTTTAGCTCTTTAGGAGATTGTTCTTTTTCTCGTTCTATTCCTTCTGCCTAAGTGTTTCCCGTCCAGTGTTTGTTTCCTTTTCTTTCGGGCTAATAAGCGGGTCGGGGTTTCCATCCTTGTCGAATAATGGGAACCGTTTGCCGCTCGGATTGTTCTCCCAAGGTATGAGTGACAGGCTTCCGTCTGGATTGCGGTAGACATCGCCTTCGGTTTGTTCACCATCTCGAATGCATGTGATGTACGGCGTTTCGGAAGGCACTTCAACAGTTACAATTGACTCCTTGCCGTCTAGACCTTTCCTATGGGACTTGTATCTGATTGTCTGATAGCCGTAGTCGAAATCGTCCAACGGGATGACCTCGTCCATGTGGCCGTCACTGAGAACGTTCGACGGCTTGCAAGGGTGGAAATCATACGTCTCGTACACTCTCTTCCACTTACGATGCCGTTTTGACAATCTATGGCCTATTCGGGCGAACCAGACGATAATGTTCGGCAAGTACGCGGTACGGTTTGGATTATCTTTGGCTCTGTTAGACCAAGGTTGACCCGGAAGGCATGCTCGCCAAAAACCCGCTTGTTCG